ATCTGAACCAGCAGTTGAAACAGCTTTAGTACCATTTACGGTAGTGTTTACTGCGTCTGCTGCTGAGTGCAGTGTTGATTGTGCGTAACCAGACAGGTAGCCAAGAACTTCTTGGTCCATTTGATCAGCCAACCGGTAAGCCGCACGATCCGTAGCGAGGCGCATGAAATCGACATGCGAATGCGCCTCTTCTATATCGTCCATCTTGAAGGCAAAGTAGTTCGCCTTGTCGATGACTAGAGAGAAATCTTCATCATCAAGATCCTGCGCTGTAATAGTAGTCCCACGAGAGTAGGCACTAACTGAAACTTCAGGCTCTTTTACGATTCTGACGGTATCGCCTTGCTGAGCAATCTCCCCGAAATATTCGTTATTTGTGATTGCGTTAGCTACGGCGCTCTTTCTGAAAGCAAGTTGTGTTTGCTTGCTATAAATTACTGGCGAGAAATTTCCATTAGGAAGGTTCCCATAGCCAGATGCTTTTGCAAATGCCATGTTATTTTCCTTTCATAAGATATGGCGTTATAAAACACAATACCCACGAAAAGAGGCCAATCGTTTTGGGGTAGTCAGCAGTGCTGGGCCTAAACTCTTGGGTAGTTCTTAGTGGCTTATTGTATATAGTGCATACACAATTTTATGTGTATATGCATAGTTTTACCTATTTGATTTACTTTGTCAATACCTAACGTGATAAATCATAGATAAATTTTCCTGAACGCTGCGCTTCCATAATCTCATCAGAACGTTTTTCATATTCTTTCATGGACATTTTAGCTACAGCAGATTCACTCAAATACTTTGAAGACTCGTCTGCTTCTGGTACTGCTTGCCTACGAGCTTTAACAGATGTAGCAGCGGCTTTATCTTTACCGTTGCTTGCGCTGGGCTTAGTTGAAATTCCTGTATCAGCTTTGTATAGATCAATGACACGAGCTACCGACTTAGCGTCATCAACGTTTTCATACAAAGCATCTTGTACCCACTTAGGTTGCTCTTCTGCCCAATTATGAAATGAGTCATCGTTGCGGATACTTTCAAAGTCAGGATGGAAAGCTATAAGCTCTGCCTCTGCTTTTTCTTTACGAGCCTGTACTCGTAATTCTTCTATCTCTTTTAATCGTTGGTCTAAAGACGCAGCTTTCTCAGTAGCTTTATTTTCAGCAATTGCTTCCACAATACCAGCAACATCAGGGTATTTTTTAGACCACGCCTCAATCTCTTCAGATGACTTAGGTAAGACCAACTCATTCTTTGTTGCCTTTTCTAACTGCTCTTTAAGTAATTCAAGCTCTTGCTTGTATTTATCTTCTTTCTCCTGAGAGTGTCTACGTAGATCACCGTAGCGTTTTTTAAACGACTTTTCTTCAGCGTTTAACTCAGGTTCATCTGTTTCTTGTGCTTCACCTTCAGGCTCTTCTTCTTTTTGTTTGGTATCACTCTTAGCTTGTACTTCGGTTGCCTCAGATCTTTCGCTATCGGATTCGGCTTCCGTTTCATCTTCTTGCTCTTCACCTAAATGTTCTTTGAGCAAAGCCTGTAACTCTTTTTCTTCTTGCTCAATTTTTAATCTGTTTTTGTTGTGGGCAAAAGAATCCACAATTAGTTGTTGTTGTTCCATAGTATATTCCTTATGTTGGGGCCAGTCAATATTAACTGGGTAGCCTTATAGTTATTTTTTCTTTGGTTTTTGTACTAAGCCGCCTTTACCAAATCCTCCAGATCTACCTCCTCCTGTGTATATACCTGCGCTTGGATCTTTTTTTGCTGCTTCTTCAATACTAGATTTAGCCTCTTTCAATTTATTTTGTTTTTCAACAAAAGCTTTGTGTGCTGCAGAGTGACCGCCATCATCTTTAGAAGTATCAACAAGGGGGTCTAAGGGTTCTGGCGTTATTATAGAAGAATCGCCGCTTTCTGGTAATTGGATTTTAGTAGGACTAGTGGTTAACATAGTAGGAGACTTTTCTTTTTCTAGTCTTTCTACTTCCTTTAGTGCTTCTTCTTCAGACTGAAATACTGAAGTCTCTTGTAATCCTTCTAGCGCTCTTTGTCCTGTTGTTTTATCTGTAACAATATAAGCAACCTCACCTGTAGTGTATGTTACTTTATTTACTTCAAATCTACTACCATCATCCGTTCCTGTAGGTGTGGTTACCTGTCCAGCAGGAGTTAAATTTTCAACACTTATAATAGGAGGCTCTTCAATCTTTGTTTCTGCAGGTGCCTCTGCAGTAGGATCGTACTGTGCTTTAATTTTTTCATCTTCAGTAAATGGTGCAAAGGGAGGTGGTACAGTTTGCTCTTCCTCTTCTTTAGGTTCTTCCTTTTTACCTTTTAGAATATTTAAGATAGAACCTTTTCCTGTTTTAGATTGTTCTAGTAACTCTTCGTATTTAGCTTTTACGGGAGCAGGGTACGTACCTGACGTATCTGCTATACGTCTCTGTAGTTCTTTTTGTGTTTGATGTTGTTGATGCGCCATAGCAACTTGTATTAATATACCTGCTATTGGGTTGATAGCTGCAACAAGACCACCCATAACGTCATCAGCACCAAAAGAAGTTTGATCATTTACCATCTTTTGAAGTTCGTCATCCGTTAAATTTTTATAGTCTATTGCTTCTGGTTGAGGTATATCAGGTCCATCATCACCACCATCGTCTACTTGTGCAGTGGTTTCTTTTTTCTTTTGGGCGTTGAATTGAGCAACAGGCATATAACCATCAGGTATTTCTGCCATAGGAACACCACCAAAGAAAGGTATTGATATAGTTTTTTCACCATTAGTGTATTCTTCATAAGTTACACCTGTTGCAGCAGGACTATATATGGAAGGCACAGTTGCCACACCACCCTCTTGATAACCTGTTATAAAGGCACCCTCTGCAGCTTCTACAGTTTTTAATTCACTGATGTCAAACGGAAGATCATCTTCAGGTTCAACAATCTCCATTTCATCTAAAGGTTCACCGCCGATACGACCATCAGCATCCATTTCAGCAAAGCCACGTTTTGCATCCATACGTAAGTCTTCAAAGAACTTGACACCGTAATACCTAACTACATCGGCAGGTACAACATATTCACCTTCGCTTAATTGCGCTGGGATATCGTCACGCACTTCTTCAGGTAAAGACCCTGCAGGTACATCATTACCCGATACAGGATCTTTTCTTACTGTTTTAAAAACTGCTTCAGTCTGATCTTCTAGGGCCATTTACTTTATCTCTCATAAGTTTTAGCTGACGTAGAGCTAAGATTTTTCCTTGTGCACGATGCAGGAATGTAGGTTCTGTTATACTCTCTAGACTTCTATGTTCTAGTGCTATAAGCTCATCTAGCTCTTTGTTGAACGCATCCCAGATAGGTTTGTTATTGACCAACTGCTTGAGGCTCATTACCTGTAAATCCTTGTTCTTGTGGCGCTGGGGCTGTGCCTACCCCTATCTGTGCTCCACCACCGCCTGATGTATCATTGACACTTTGTGGTCCTTGACCTTCAGGTTCTTGTTGTTGCTGTTGTTGAGGTGCTTGAAAGCCTTTTAGTATTTCTGCTTGTATAGCTGCATCTTGCATAGAGTTTGTAACTTTGTCAGGATCAAGATCCATACTCTTAGCAATTTCACGAATGATATAATCCATCTTAGCAAAAGGTGCAAGCACTGGGTTCTGTGCTACCTGTAAGAATTGCATCAAGCGTTGTGACCGTACTTCATTAGCCATCAAGCTTTCTGTTCCTGAAGCGTTGATCTCTAAGTCACCACGAATATCAGGATCAAAGTCAAACTGCATATTAAATGCAAAGAAAGCTTTACCTAAAGGTCTAATTAAATAGTCATCTACGTTCTTAACAACATTTCTAATGCTGCCGTTAGCTGCAGACATAAGCATACTAATCCCAGAAGCAGTCCTTCCCACTCCTGAAACCCCTGTTTGTCCATGTGCAAAAGATGGGAAGCCCGTGCTTTCATCTGCTAATACCCTCGCTTTATCAAACAGTTGCATGTTTTCACCTGCAACATTTGGAAACTTAGTTCCAAAAATACTTTGTCCAGGTGCCCCACCTTGCCTACGGAAAATCTTACCTGGGTAAACAGTTAAGTCTTGTCCTGGAACCATATTGGTTTCGTCTACCTCAATAATAAGATTACCAGATAGAGCAGCATTGTCAATAGCCATCCTCATAAAACCATTCATAAGAGTCTGGGTATCATCCATATTTTCTGCAATGCCTACCCCAAAGAATGAGTAGGGATTATGTTCGTAGGGTGTTGCATAGTAAGGTATACGTGCTGGCTTGAATGGGTTGAGTACAAAACGTAATACTTCACCGTTACATACCCACACATTACAACTTAATTCATCTAAGTCTTTGTACTCTTTAGGGATATCAATACCGTGGTTCTCTAGTACCTCTGTACCTACGTAACCCCAAAACTCTAAAACTTCCCAACGCTCAGATGTAGGCTGTGTATCGTCGTCCTCCATAGAACGTTCCCAATACTTTACCTCGTACCCAGCGCCTTTTTCTATAGCCATATCTATGCCATCCTTCATGAAGAACGGACGACTAGACAAAGAGCGTAGTTGTGTACGTGACATTCTGTGACGTTCTACAACGTACTCAGCATCTTCCATAGTCTTAGCTTCTGGGTCAGGATAAAAGTCCCACACACTTACGTGACTACACTCAGGTACAGTTTTTATGATAGGGTCATACTCACCTGTATCTTGATCCCAGTTAGGGTATTCTTTATCTACGGCAAACGGTCCTTTCATAACACCCATACCTAGAAGTGCCATTTCAAATGCCATACTACGTAGATGTACAGAAGCGTTTGATTCTAATAGTTGATCATGTATTTTCTTTTCCATCTTTTTAGCTGCAACCATAGCTGGATGGAATGTAACTGTAGTAGGTGAAGTGCCTGACCCTTCTACAATCTTCTCAGATACAGCACTAAGTTTTTCTTTTAGTGGACCTAGACGTTTCTGTAAATCAATCAAAGTGTCGCCTGGTTGTAGCTTTGTATCAGGTCCAATAATGTAAGGTTGTGGGGGTGCGTCTTGTGTTATGGGATTTAAACGCTCCCCTGCTTGATCTGCCTTAGGATCAATATTAATGTGTACAGACTCAGCTACACCATCTGGTAATACTGAAGGATCTACAGAAAGAGGAAACTTGTTATTGCCAAACAAGACATCTACAATCTGTCCATATGCAGCTAAGGTCTTAGTCTTAGTTACTTTAACAAACACACGAGACTTTTCAGAATCGGTAAACTTTACTTCTGGTCCGTAGATGCCACGGTAGTTTCTATATGCCCGTAACCAGCGTGTTTCATCAGAATACCTTGCATCTTCAGCACGGTTGTATCTGTCGTGAACGTAAGCTACAATCCCTGTAGGGTCTTCAAAGATAGTATCTTCGTTATCTTCAGCAGCCGTAACTACGTCAGTCTCAAAGTTCATTTCGTCTATTTCTGCCATGCTTAGTATCCAAACTGTGCGTCACTAGCTTGAAAGCCTGTACGCTGTGTTGCTGGGTTGAAGTCCCAAAGGGAGCTACGGGGTCTTGTCATTATACCATATCTTAAAGCGTCATACAAGTGGTCTTCTGCATTAGTATCTACATCTTCAAGGTTTCTTTTATCTAATGGTATAGATGGTATTTGTGATATAGTATGTACACAGTTGTCCATAAAAACAAGTCTGGGTTTTTCAGTGAACTCATCTATTTGTAAACGCCTGTGTATTTCGTTTTTACCTGCGACACGGGAGCCTCTTGACCTGTCAGATGGACGCCAACGGCAACCCTTCATAATCATTTGTTCAGCGAGACTTGGTCCCGTATCGCCACGGTTGTGCCACAAAGAAGAGTCAAGCACACCGTATCTTATTGTACCGTCTTCATGCTCAGCTTGTAAGACCATATCAGCTAGATCTGAAGCCGTAACCTTAGAACAATAGAGTTCTCTGTAGACGATAAGCTGTTCATCTGGGGCAACTGCGAACCAAAGAACTCCTGTATAAGACCCGTAGCCGTAGTCACAAGCTCTAAACTTAACCCAAGATCGTGGAATATCGTAGCGCTCCACAACGTGTATACTTCTGTTAAACTCAGGAAATGCTGCCCCTTCACTAATATCCCAGTTACCTTCTAGTAACTGCTTTCTTTGGTGTTCAGGTAACGACAGAAGCATAGCTTCGTAGTCACCACTATCCGCTAGATAAGGATTATCAAAGAGACTAGCGGGGATAAATCTGCGCTTGAAAAGAGGCTGACCCTCTTTACTGTGACCTTTTGGAAAAGTAATAACATCTCCCGTTTCAGTATTTGTAGCCCAAAAAGCTTGTCCTGCAGGTGCTGGATCAATAAAGGTTTTCTTAACCCACGCATGTCCACTTCCTCCGGGGTTTGTTGTGGCTCTCATATAAAGCCCTAAGTCACTAGCGTGTGCAGATCTTAAACGGCTTCGCATATAATCCCACGAATAACTGGAAGGCCACTGAGTGAGTTCGTCAAATCCTATCCAATTAAATGCTTGACCTTGATAACGGGTGACATCAGTGTCTTTATCCAAGTAGGACATCCATAGTCTGCCGCCTCTAGGTGATACCCATTGAGACTTTCGTTCAGACCATTTGATACCGGGTACAGCCTTGGGATAAAGCTCTTGCGACTTTTGAATAAGTTCACGTAATTCCTCCGTTGTGTGTCGTACAAGTAGTCCACTAAAGTTAGGATCATTTAAACCGTGTAGTGGATCAGCAAGCATTGCATATGACTTACCACCACCTGCTGCTCCACCGTAAAGCACTTCTCTTTCTGATGCACTCAAGAACTGTGTCTGGGGGCCAGCGTTGGGCTTGAATACAACGTTCTGTGCTTCCTCTATATCATACGGTTCAGCTACTACCTGCGCTGGGACTACCTTAGGTTCAGCTTTCGGTGTAGGCTCCGATACTATTTTTTTGGAGCCTGTCGATTTCCGCAAGCGTTTCTTGGAGCCTTTTGGCAAGCTTGCTTTTAATTGTAGCTGATCTTTTACGCTTACGCTCAATTTCTATTCTCTTCTTTAGACCCATGTGAGATATGTAGCGTCCCGTTTCTTTGGATAACCACATAGCAACTTCACGATAACTATACTGCAGTAGATGCCGTTTTGCAAGCTCTAATGCTTCTAATTGCAAAGGTATAGGCAATAAAAGTCTTTCATTCTCTGGATCTACTTCATAACCAAAAGGCACCACTCTACCCTGTACCCTAGCTACTACATGCCACTCTCGTTCTTTACCTTTAGCTGGTTTAGGTAATTCCCAAAAACCTAAGTCTCTGTCGTAGTTATACATAAGTTATTCGTTAGAGCCTTCCTTTGGAGGTAAATAAAATATACCACCGCCAGAAGTTACATCTAATTTTTCTACTTTACCTAAGCCAGCACGATCAAGTAAGTCCTTAGCGGCAAGCATCTTCTCTTTTATACCTAACTCAGTAGGATCATACAAAGCTTGTGTCATAGCCATAGCTGCTTTAGGTGCAGTACGGGCAAACCATGTACGTGTCTTATCTGCAATCTCTTCTTTCAAAGACTCCACTATCATAGTAGTAGAGGATGCCTCGTTGTACCCTGCTAACTTTTTAGCTTGTACTACGTCACCACCTGCCTCATCAAATAAGACATCTAAAAACTTTTGTTGTTTTTCTGTTAGTGTTCTTGCCATTACTTAGTCCCTAACCATACAAACCCAATCAGTGCACCTACACATAATACAAAGACTATAAACCCAGCGCCCCACTCCAAGATCTTCTGTTTTATTTCCATCTGTCTGTGTTCGTGCTCACGCTTTTGCTTTCTTAGGTCTGCTTCTATTGCCAGTATCTCTTGCCACTTTGATGGGCCATACATAACAGAGATGTAATCTTTAAGCTCCTGCCTCATGGAAGCAGCCTTCTGTTTAGCTGCAAAGATCTCCATAGCTTGAGCTTGTACACCGCCACCTAAAGCTTTGTACCATGCGGGTTTCTGGTTCTGCTTCTCAGCAAAATCCAGATCCGCTATGGCACCAGCCCATTTAGAGAGTTGACCACCCATATCCTGTAAATCTTTTCCTACGGCAATACCTTTCTTTAGATAGGTAAACGCTGTAGTCGCTGCAGATATTGCAGTGATAGGGTCTATCATATATACTCTCTCCGTTACTCTCCACTGTATATAACACTACGGATTTGTGATCTATTAATGCCTATATCGTAGAGATCTTGATCTGACAGATTTTGTAACTGCCAATATGCGACTCGTCTCTCTTGAGCCTTTTGGATTTTATGTAGAATACGTTTAAACATTGCACTATCTCCTTTTGTTTCTGTGCGGAGATAGTTATAACATATTTAGTTATACCATACTATTGCTAATAATGCAACTCCGTTATGTTCTACTTGGGTTATAAAATTCTTTACCTGATAAAGTAATTGATAAAGTACCACCACCATTATAACAAACGATCTTATCACCGGCATGCATATAGAATACATTACCACCTTGAATAACGTCATACACATCATTACCTGCTATAGACTTTGCATTTACAAGTTTATGATATGTAGAATCATCTGCGTGATACCATTCTATATATATGTTATCTGT